TCAAGAATACGATTATCATCATGACGTCTAATCTTGGTTCACAATACATCCAGCAACAGTTTGAACATCTTAACGATACTAACCGTGAGGAGGTAATCGACAAGGCAAAAGTTGCGGTAATGGATATGTTGAAGAAGACAATTCGCCCTGAGTTCCTCAACCGTATCGATGAGACTATCATGTTCTTACCATTGACAAAAGAGCAGATTGGTGATGTTGTTCGCCTACAACTTGAGAGAGTTAAGGATATGTTAGAGCCACAGGGTATTGAACTTCAGTGGACTGACCCAGCCATCAATTATCTTTCAGATGTTGGCTACGACCCTGAGTTCGGTGCACGTCCTGTCAAGCGAGCTATCCAACGTTACGTATTGAACGACCTCAGTAAGTCATTACTTGCAGGTACAGTCAACCGTGACAAGCCTGTCATCATCGACAGCTTCGGTGAAGGCTTAGTATTTAGAAACTAATATAAAAAGGGAGTGTGTCATTTGGCACACTCCTTTTTTTGTTTCATCGGCCATTTAAAGTGATACTACTATAGATCTTTATGAGGTAAACCTCTATTCTCCTTTAAACATCTTCGTGTCCAACATGTTTTATTATCCTTAGTGATTCTACGTGTCATAACCGTCCGCACTATTGGTGTTCACCGCCCACACCATTGGTGCTAAGTATCCGCACGATGATATGACATGATAAAAAGGGCTATTGTGGCTCATCCACTATGGAGAAAAATAAGATGTATCATAACTGTAAAAACACCTCTAAGATCCTTACTGCCAAGAACGAGTCCGCCTCAGAATACGCTATTTCTCACATTCATTCCAATATCCCTGATTATCTACAATAAAAGAAACATCCAAAATGAAAGTTCCTGTCACTCGTGTCACAAGAGAATAGCTTATAACCTACTGATTTGTAGCACGTTTGCATGAAGTGTTAAAAGTGACAGCAAAATGAAATTAAAAATACTATAGTTATATCGCTACATTTTTAAAAGAGCTAACAACTTTTTATTACTCAAAGAACAACATATAAACAGAATTATTAGACGCACCCAACTCTTACGTTAGCAAGATTAATATTTCTTCTCACGCAAAAGTGATTCTATCATAATTTAAACCATAGTGTATAGCACTAAGAGCCTTCTACTCATAGTAAAAAGAAGTTGTAAAAAGTAGATAACGAATATAAAAAGCGTTGCTTTACACTTAACTATAAAGGTTCAAGATTGCATATTACATACCTCTTGCTATGTTTTCAAACATAGTTTATAAACAAACTATCTATAACAAATCCTGCAAGGAGTAAAGCCTTTTGACTTTGCTGCACTCACAGAAAGGCCTTTTATACTGCCAGAGCATCTATTAAGACCACGGCAATTTGGGCTTGAATAATACTTTCTTGCCTTTGGACCCGTACAAATGTAAACCGTTCCAGACTGAATATTCGTATTTTTCTTTGTAGAAGCAGTCGTTCCTCCTATCGTAGAGAACAATGCAAGTGCTATAAACACTGATTTAATAAATTGCATATTGGTATAAAGTAAGATTGTTGTAATGAACTTAGTAAATTAGAAGTGAGAGCGAAAGGTAAAGACTCTACCTCTTTTAGATATACATTTATAAACCATAAGAAATAGGCGGTATACCTACGTAAAAACATGGTATACCGCCTAAAAAATATATTTCTAAGAAATTACTTCATTTCTTCCACTGCTGCTTGTGCCGCAGAAAAATATTGCTTAAAATAAAGCAGTTAGACGGCTTGTGTAAGTAAACCATGTTTTCTATTGTTTTTTATTGTTTTATTCATCTTGTTTAGTTTGATTATAGTGCAATGGAGCTGATAATATAAAATCGCTTATTTGGCTGTTTATTTTCGTTCTGACGGCTTTAAATGCAAAAGATGATACCTTTATCGCAAGAATGTATTTAAAGGCTTAAAAGCGACAAATTAATATTACTCTTAAGTTAATCCTACCTAAAATCTTTATAATCCAAAGTCACACCTCCTATTAATCTTCCATCTTCATCAATATAGTTGTATCGGAATTTTAGACCTAACAACTTACATACTTCTGAAAAATTCTTCATTCCAAAGCTGTATTTACCTTTTGCATATAGTTGTTTCAGCTGCGCCTTCATATTAATCTTCATGTTATACATTATCTCTTTTTTTTCAGCCTCTTCGAAAAGACTCCAGTCTATATTCGTAACATAATTAGTTGTTACAGTCCAATCATAGAACACCATTGAGCGCAACTCGGTAACTTCATCAACACGTATAGGGCATTGCTGATTTATGGTGCGACACATATCAATCCATTGCTTTTTATAATTACCTTTCTCTTGTTCCGTCATATGGACTTGTGAGAAGGAAAGTAAAAAGCACATAGAAGCTATAAGTAATAAAAATACCCTCTTTGTTAACATAACTTAGTCTCCATTATCCTTTATCACAGATTAAAGTTATCTTTGAAATATCCGATAGAAGCATAATTACTTGTCTATTCATAATTTCATTAAATAGATTTTTCATACCCTATACTATTTTTCTGTCATTTTTTCAATAATCCCAATCAGTCTGCTTTTTTGCTCCTGGCTTGTTTCCAACTCTCTTGTCAAAGTAGCAACACTTTCTGTCAATGTCTGTACTATTGGTGACGGCTTGCCATCATTACAGCTTTCTCCAAAATTGTTAGTTATAGTAGATTTTGCAACCTCCCCTATCGTAGTAGTAGTGCCAGTGATACTCCCACCAGCTGCAATGCTTCCACGGTCTGCTGAAATAGTAGCAGAATCATCAAAATATTCTTTAAAGAAATTATACTGCAAAGCTTCACTTATCTCAATTAATTTATCTGTATCAATACTTACTCGTGTAAGAATTCTATTCACGTTTTGCTGTGGAATACCTATGAGTCTTCCAAATTCAGCCTTGGACATGTTGAGTTCATTTAGGCGCTGCTCAATTGTCAGTCCAATATTAACCTTATTTATCTTCATAATCTATTTTGATTTTATTAATCACTAAAAAGTTAATAAACGTTATATAATTAATCATAATTGATTATTATAATCTTATTTGATTATCTTTGCACCATAAAGTTAAACATTAATAATTACAAAGCAAAGAAAATGACTGAAAAAGTACAATCAAAGCGCAAAAATGTGATGTCTCGCATCAAAGCATTGAAAGTTGGCGAAGCCGTCAGTTTCCCTATTGAATGGATGGACACCGTGCGAGCTCAAGCAAGCAAGGCTAACGCTTTGTTCGGTGGCAAGCGAAGTACTCGCATGGACGTTATCGAACGGCTTATCTATGTTGAACGAGCAGAATAAATAAATCAGGGAGGATATATAATGAAGTCATTCCAGTACAAAATAGAAGATAATATCAAGAAGTTAGAAAGTCTTGCCAATATCTACAAAGATAAGCTTTGGTTTGTAGTAGAAAGCGAACATCATGTGAATGTAGGTGAAGGCCATGGACTTAATGGGACTGCATTTGCTGTAAAATCCCCTGTTTCTTTATGTAACGCTGTTGTTTTTCGTACAAAAGAAGATGCTTTGAAAAACGGAGTTGATTATTATCTGATTGATGGAGAAGGCAAACCTATCTATATGAATGTAACACTGGCAAGTGAATTCTTTGTAAGAGAGGTTGCAAACTATAAAAAATTTCTGATTTTCATCAAAGAGCATCATGCTTAACCCCTGCAAGTCATGCCCAAGTGCCCATAATGGTATTAACGGCCGCTACTGCAATATGTTCAAGAAATATGTTGAATATATGCAATCACCAATCTGTATAAATAAGAAATAAGATTATGAACAAATCAATCTATCTAAACTGGCGATTCCACGTGTTATCCTTATTAGGAATGGTTACAATCTTCTTGTTGCTTTCTGACAGTGAAGATCTAATGACTTTCTTCATTAGCAAAATAATAGGCGCAGCCTTCGGTTATGTATCTTTCCGATTAATTAAGTATTGGAATAAGAATAAGAAAATCGATAGCCTGATGAAGATTGCTGATGAAGATTGAAGGGGCTATTACTTCTTAACGTATGTTGTGCGCTCTTTCTGCGCTGTACATTTGGTTAATGTACTGGGTGTATGGATTGTGGAAATCAAGAGTTTTGCTACCTATAGTTTGGTTAATAGCTGGGCGTAGGCGGGCATCAGCAAATAAGACAACGTAAACGAAGTAAACAACACTTAAAAGATAAACTATGATGCAAATAGTATTCTCTGACAAGGTCGTTACCTACGATACATTTATGAATGACCTTGCAGCTCGTATAACATCATTTCTGCAGAATGATAAAAATGAGCCTGAGATGATAAGCCAACGACAGGCTTATAAAGTATTCGGTCGTGGTAATGTTGATAGGTGGCGTAAAAATGGGTTGATTCACCCATGTGTGCGCCCTGGGAAAAGGGAGTACTCTACACGTAGATTGAGAGAACTACAACGAACAGAACAGGACTATTTATAGATAGAAATAAATTAATTCAACAATGAAACAAATTAAAATTAAGGAAATCACCCTCCGCAACTGGAGGGGAGAAAAAGGCAGAACCACAAGGTTCAACCTTAATGCTCCTACGAGTATCTGCGGAGATAATGGTCTTGGGAAGTCAAGACACTTCGACGCCTTTTGTTGGCTTCTCTTTGGCAAAGACTCTCACGATAGAAAGGATTTTGAGCTTCGCTCTTATGACGAGCAGCACAACGTTCTTCATCGTTGCGAGTGCTCTGTAGAAGCTATATTGATTGTTGATGGAGAGGAATTAACAATCAAGCGTGAATACAAAGAGCAGTGGGTTAAACCTCGTGATCAAGTAGAAGAGGTGTTCTCTGGTAATGTTACAGAGTGCATCTGGAATGGTGTGCCTATTAAGGTAAGCGAGTTTAAAACACGTGTATCTGAGAACATTATTGACGAAACAGTGTTCAAGATGATTACTAATCCTCGTTATTTCACTGAGAAGATGAAATGGCAGCTTCAGCGTGAACAGTTGTTGCAGATTGCTGGCGTAAAGTCAGACGAGGAAATTGCATCTGACAACGAAGATTTTAAAAAGCTACTCGATGAACTCAATGGAAAGAGTTTGTCAGACTTCCGCAAAGAAATATCGTCTACAAAAAAACGCTTGAAGACTGAGCTGTCAGAAATCCAACCTCGTATCGACCAGACACAAAAGATGATGCCAGAAGCCGAGGATTGGAATGCTTTGCAAGCAGAGATTGATAAGGCTGAAAAAGATATTGCTGCACTCACGGAACAGGTTACAAGTATCGAGAAGCGAAACGAGGCTGAACTGGAGAAAGACAAACAGACAGCAAAAGAGATTCACGACTTGGAGATGCAGCGCATACAGCTGGAGCAAGACGAGCTTAGCCGTATGCGAAACGAGGCTGACACTGCAAACGAAGAGCGTAGACAGATAGAACGAAAGATTAAGGAGGCTCACGAACGTCTAACACAAGTTTCTATTGACCGCAAACAGGCAGAAACACGTCGTACACATCTTAAGCAGCAGGTGGCTGACATAGAAGTTAAATTAAACAGCCTACGTGAGAAGTGGAGAGCAATTAATGCTTCAGAATATAGTGGCTCAGACATTTGTTCTTGTTGCGGTCAGCGTCTTCCAGAAGATAAGATTGCGGAGGCTCACAATATCTTTGCTCAGAATAAGGCAGAACAGCTCCGTGCAAACAACGAAGAAGGTAAGTCGCTTGTTGAACAACGTAATCTACTAACAGAAGAGTTGTCTACTATTATGTCTGATGAGAAGCTTGCCGTAACTATTAATAGTATAGAGCAGAATATATCAGAGCTATATAAGCAGCTTGACACCCATCCTCTTGTACAGGCTCCTACTTCATTAGAAGTCCCAACAAACAAAATGAAAAACCTTGATTTAAAGGTAAAAGAGTTGAGAGACCTTTTGAATAAAGCTGAATCAGGAGAGAACCCTGTTGTTCAAATAGAGAAAGAGCGAGATGCGTTATACGATTCTCTTACGAAACTTAAAACACGTATGAGTCATCGTTCTACCATCGATAAGGCAATGAATGAAATTGCAGCTCTTGAAAACAGAGGACGTGAATTAGCACAGCAGGTTGCGGAACTTGAGAAGCGAGAGTACACGGCTGTTCTCTTTATTAAGAAGAGAATAGAAGACTGCGAACAGCGCATTAATGCTATGTTTAAGTCTGTCAGATTCCAGTTGTTTGATTATACGCAAGAAGGAAGCGAGTTTGAAGTTTGCATTCCAATTGTGAACGGAACTCCATACGGCGTTACTAACACTGCTGGACAAGTAAACGCAGGCCTTGATATAATCAATACCTTATGTCAGTTCTACAATATTTATGCACCTGTATTCATCGATGGTGCAGAGAGTGTAAATCACTATATGGGCATTCAGCCTCAAATGATATTATTACAGGTAACACAAGACAAACAATTAGTAATCAAATAAAATATTAAATCATGAGTGAAATTCAGAAAGTAGCTGCAACGCAGCAAGTAGCACCTGCACAGCAGGCAAGCATCGTTGACAAAATGGTTGCAACAATCAAGGGCATTGACGGCAACGATGTAAAAATCAACAAGCGTATCCTTATGGATACTATATGCAAGGGCATGAAAGTGTCCGATAGTGATATGGCGCAATTCATTACGCTTTGCCAAGTTAACCAGCTAAACCCTTTCTTGCGTGAGGCTTACCTTGTCAAATATGGTGATGCTCCATCACAGATGATTGTGTCAAAGGAGGCATTTATGAAACGTGCCGACCGCTGTGCTGACTTTGAGGGAATAGAGTCTGGTGTAATCGTTGTAAACAAAGAGGGTGTAGTGCAGAACCTCGTTGGTACTTTCTTTCCGCAGGACTTAACACTTGTCGGAGGTTGGTGCGATGTTTACCGCAAGAACCGTCGTCCATACAGACAGACAGTATCTCTGCAGGAGTACGATAAAAAACAATCAACATGGAAGCAGATGCCAGCAACCATGATTCGCAAGGTTGCAGAGGTGCAAGCTTTGAGAGAAGCTTTCCCTAATACGCTCTCTGGATTATATGTATCAGACGAAATGCAGGAAGCTGATGCTGTAGAGATTGTAGAGCACGAAAAAGCAACCCTTGCCAACAAAGAATCAATTGCTTTCGAAGAGCCAGAGTCAAAAGTTGATAAAGACACTGGCGAAATAACTTCCGCATCTTCTCTTCCATCTGATAAAGCTCCAGCTTACTAAGTTATGAAACTACACATATTAGGTTCGTCTTCCAAAGGTAACTGCTACCTCCTCCAGTCTGAAAAGATTGGAGAGGTGCTGATACTTGAGGCAGGTATTAAGCTACAGGAGGTAAAGAAAGCATTAAACTTTAATTTATCTTCTATTGTTGGGTGTTGCATCACACATGAACACGGAGACCACGCAAAGTATGTTTTGCAATATCTCGAAGCAAGAATACCTGTAAGAATGTCAGAAGGAACGATGCACAGAACTATCCCAAGTGATTATGCAGACTTCTTACCATTGAAGTGTGAGTCTGGCTCTCGATTCAGATTAGGCGGATTTGATATAATACCTTTCGATGTTCAACATGATGCAGAAGAACCTTTGGGGTATCTTATCAGGCATGAGGAATGTGGAGTTGTCCTGTTTGCAACAGATACATATTATCTTAAATACAAATTCTCTGGACTAAACAATGTACTGATAGAATGTAACTATAGTTTGGATATTCTTAACCATAACACAGATGCAGGATATATCTCTCCAGTACGTCGTGAACGCACCATTAAATCACACATGAGTTATAACACATGTTTAGAGACGTTACAAGCTAACGGGCTATCACAAGTGAATAACATTATTCTTATTCATCTCTCCGATGCTAATAGTAATGAGTCTGAATTTGTGAAAGGGATAAAGGCTGCGACTGGTAAGAATGTTATTGCTGCTCATAAAGGAATGGAAATAGAATTTAATAAAACACCATATTAATAATAAAACAATGACAAAGAACGAAATCATTTCAGAGGTTGTTTCTACAACTAACCTCACACGCTCACAAGCTATAAAAGCTTATGATGCAATTTTCAAGTCTATTCAGAAGTCACTCAGTAAGGGTGAGAGTGTTTCACTTCGTGGCTTTGCAACCATTAAGGTTGTTAAAACAAAGGAAAGGATATCTTACCTACATGGAAAGCAGGTTCCTATTCCTGCTTGTGCCACTGCAAGACTTAAGCTCAGCATAGAACTTAAGAAACAAATGAATCAATAGTTTTAAGACAAAAAACTAAGGTATGAGAAATAGAACAAGCATTTGGTTTGAAACAAAAGTCAGATATGATAAGACCATGGAAGATGGTCGGGACAAAAAAGTCACAGAACAGTATGTGGTAGAGGCTTTAAGTTTCTCTGAGGCTGAGAAGTGTATTACCGAAGAAATGTCGCACTATGTAAGTGGTGAGTTTGGAGTAAAGGCTATTAAGCTTGCTACCTATAGTGAGATATTCTTCAGTGATATCGATACTGACGATAAGTGGTTTAAGGCAAAACTTGCTTTCATCACATTAGATGAAAAGACTGATAAGGAAAAACGTACCCCTGTAACTTATCTTGTTCAAGCTGCAAGTCTTGATAAGGCACGTGCCTATGTTAAGGAAGTCATGGAGAAGACTTTGATTGATTATGATGTTATCTCTATTTCAGAGACGCATTTCATTGATGTTTTTGAGCATAACAACCAATAGTTCTATGACACTTGAAGAATTAGTAGCTGCGCAAGTAGCTACAAAGCGCAAGCGTCCTTCTGATGAGGAACACCGCATACAACGCTCTTGTGTGCGGTGGTTCAACCTCAAACATCAAAGCTTAAAAGGTAGGTTGTTTGCAGTACCAAATGGTGGAAAGCGTGATGCACGCACCGCTGCTAAGCTAAAAGAAGAAGGCGTTGTTGCTGGAGTTGCTGATTTAATACTCCTTGTTCCTAATCGTTTCTACGGTGCATTACTTATTGAAATGAAGACTGCCTCTGGAAGACAAAGTTCTTCACAAAAAGAATGGGAACGAATCGTAACAGATAAAGGAGAATATAAATACGTAGTTTGTCACTCTCTTGACGACTTTATTAATGAAGTCGATAACTACTTAAAGTATTATTTATAATTATGGGTCGTGCTATAAAACAAGGTCTTGAATATTTCCCTTTCGATATTGACTTCTTTCAAGACATCAAGATTAGAAAGCTAATACGCTATCAAGGTGGTAAAGCTATAACAGTGTATACCCTCCTACTCTGTATCATCTACCGTGATGGGTATTACACAAAGTGGGATGAAGAGCTGCCATTTGTTATCTCAGAGTTGTCTAATTACGATGAACAGTATATACAAGAGGTTATTAATTGCTGTCTGACAGTTGGACTATTCAATAAAAGTCTTTTTGATACCAATAGTATTCTTACTTCCAAAGGTATTCAAGAAAGGTATGTGAATATTAATAGAACTTGTAAGCGTGGTGCCAGTGTCAGTGAGTTTAGTTGCCTTGAGAAAGATACAGAAGGGGCAACGACTCATATAAACAAAGTAAACATCATTAATAAGGAGCCTGCATTAGAAGCACTCACCCTGGACGATGAGATAAACGAATTAAAGTCTGCTGAGGTTTGGATTGATAATCTACAAGCATTACATCACATGACAGCTGAAGAAATAAGAACCAAGCTTGATGAATTCAAATTACAATGTATCGCTGATGGGAAAATGAGACATGAAGACCTATCTGATGCAAAAAGACATTTTAATAACTGGTTAAGAATAGTAAGCAATGATAAAGTTAGATCCGACAGTAAAGCTGGACGTAGAGGAAATATACTCAAAGCTGATGCAAAGAAAACGTATTCCGAAACGTTTTAGGCTACCTTACACTGCTGAACAAGTCTATACCATGTTATATGCTTCATGTAGAGCCGAGGTTACAGCACGAATGAGGACGTTCAATGCAACTGCTGAATACAAACAGCATATATGGGACATCGCACGCTGGTTGGTTTCAAACGATAGTAAGTTCGGCTTATTCTTGTCTGGCAACAAAGGTAATGGAAAAACAACCATGGTGTATGCACTTAAAGCTTTATATGCTTATGTTCACTCTAATAGTACATATACACCTGAAAGCAAAATGCACGAACTACCTTACACGGGCTTTAGAATCGTCACAGCAAAAGAGTTAGTGTTACTTGCAAAGGCATATAATAACCCTACAAAGGAAAATATTCAAGCTGTGGGAGAATACAAGTTCTTACGAAATGTAGAAGTATTATGTATTGATGACCTTGGAGCAGAACCACGTGAGAGTATGAACTACGGAGATGTTATCACTGCTGTTACAGATATCATGATGTATCGATATCAAGAGCAGTTCTGCACAATCTCTACATCAAACCTCTCTGCTAATGAAATCTCAGGTTATTATGATGAACGCTTTGCAGATAGATTAAGAGAAATGGCACATATTATAAACTTTGGAAACGAAAAATCCTTTAGAAACTAAAAACTTATGGATATTAATAAATTTAATGAAGCTAAAAGACTTGTAGAACGCATAAAGTCGTTAGATGTAGTTTGTAACTACGGACGGATATCAAAATATAGTTTAGCATTTGAAAAAGACGGCTTTCATAGCTTTGATGTGGATGAAGCATTAAGGGAGGATGTAGTTAAGCTCGCTAAGTCGCTTAAGGAAAAACTTGAGCAAGAACTAAGGGAATTATGAAATTCAACAATATTTACTCAGATTACTCCTATTGCTCAGGCGTGGCTTGTAAACTTCGCAAGTATTGCAAGAGATACTTGCCCGACCCTCCCGATACAAGGTTATGGTGGGTACCTGTTGAGTATCGAGAAGAAACTGAAACATGTGTTCACTTTGAAAGTTTAGATTAATGAGTGTTAGTAAAATCTATAATATCGATTGTGTTGAATATTTAAGATTTATACCAGATAGATTTTTTGATTTGGCAATTGTAGATCCTCCATACGGATTGCCTAAGAATAGTTCCTATGGAAGTGGCAAACTAAAAAGCAGAATCTTTAATAAATGTCGTATAGACAATTGGGATGTTGCGCCAGGGAAAGATTACTTTAAAGAGTTATTTAGAGTAAGCAAGAATCAAATAATCTGGGGAGGTAACTATTTTGATCTGCCTCCAACAAGGTGTTTTATATGTTGGGATAAAATTCAACCATGGGGAAACTTTTCGCAAGTTGAATTCGCATGGACGTCTTTTAATTTACCATCAAAACTATTCAGATTCGATAATAGGACTGGTGATAAAATTCATCCAGCACAAAAACCTATAGAGTTATACGCTTATTTGCTAAACACTTTTGCAATAGCTGGTGACAAGATTCTTGACACTCATGTAGGTAGTGGAAGCAGTAGAATAGCTGCATATAGATTAGATTTTGACTTTTATGGCTGCGAAATAGACAAAGGTTATTTCGATGCTATGGAGGAAAGATTTAAGAAGGAGTGTCTTGGAGAGTACAAGACTAATAGCGGAAAAATTGTAAAGCAGCTTGATTTATTTACATAATAAAAAGCAAATCAATATGAAAGAAAAGAAAGACTTATCTCTGGTGTACGCACTCAAAGAGTATGCACGTGTGAATGGGGAAAATGACCTTATTTTTGAAGACAATAGGTGCTTTACCTTTGACGACATCAAGGCAGCTTTCAACGCTGGCCGTGAGAGCGTAGTGGAGAGTTTGCCTGAATTGGAGTGGAAAGGGTATGCGCCTTTCATACATGCAGCTACCCCTATTGGTAGATATAACATTGACAATTTCGGAATATGGTTGTTACGCTTTAATGGAAAGGAAATTCCACTCCCTACTGGCAGCTCTTCAGAAGAAGCCAAGCAGGCAGCCAACAAAGACTACAAAAAACGAATTAAACAAGCATTGGGGTTATGACAATATTAGAGTTACAGAAAAGACTTCAAGAAATGTACGAAAAGTACGGAGATGTTGAAGTACGGCATCAGTGTGGAGATATTGGAGATTATTGTAGTATATCTTGCGTTACAAAAGATGGCGGAGACATCGTTATTTTGTAAGATATGAAATGCCATTACGAAAAGATTAAAAGGTGTCGGCAGGGTTCTTATCCCTGGTTGTATGGCAGTTTTTGCTTATTTGGAGAGTAAAGAGAAACATTAAACATTAAAGATTAAAACGATATGGTATCAATATCAGACATTCAAAATGGTTCGTATCATTGGGAAACGGAAGATTCTCATGCAAATAATACAGAAACCGCAAACGATTTTATTAAGAATGAGTTGCCTCCAAATTTAGATGTTTATTTCCAAGATGAAAATTATTTGGAATTTATATTTGAAGATGGTAAGTATTATTCTGCAACTATATTCGGTAATGGTGACTTTACTCATCATCAAGCTAATTTTGAATTTATACATTAATTAGTTATGAACGGAATAACGATAAACGACAAGCAGTACATCTTCCTCAAAACAGATAAGTCTGTCGATTGCCGCAAGTGCGATTTAGACGAGGAGGATGTATGCAAGGACAGTGTAATATGCGAATCTTTCCACTACTTGCTACATGGTAGTGAGGGGTGCGGAGTGTTTAAGGAACTAAAAGAAGAAAAGTAATGAGAGAAAAAATTATCCAATTAAGCGAGTATGATTATAATCAGCTTCAAGAAAAAGCTGACTTGAACGACAGTAAAATCCGTGACTTGGCAGAGAAATATTACCAAGAACGTGGCGTGTTCAAAATTACCATTGAAACCTCTATCAAGTTAAAGAGTGGAGACGCTTATCAAGGCAGTAGAGCAACTTTTGATGTAAATTCTTATTGCTTTGAGAACGGATTATGCAAACGAGATAGTCTTAATCCTCTCCTTTCTGAAAACGACAGACGAAGAGTCAATCAAATGGTTACGAAGATATGTAAAGACACCTTCAAGGAATACTACGGAGATGTGATTAAGTGCAGGAACAAAATAAGCAATATATTTTCAAAGCTGCAATACTTCAAGTTTATTCTGTACATGATAGCGTTTAGTGGCTGGGGAGTTGCGATCGCAGTTATTTTGTATCACTTTTTATTCAGTAAGTAGCATGAAAAGAGAAATATTATTCAGAGGGAAGTCTATTGGCACAGGTGAGTGGCTTTACGGATATTTGTTCAACTATGGACTAACAGCACCGAGTAATGTACCTTGTATCAGCGTCTGTGTACCTAAGTCGTGGAAAGAGGCATATAATCTTTACGCCGTCAGCCCAGAAACCATCGGACAGT